TATAAGAAGTTATGTAAAAGCTAATCCTCAGATTTTTTCTTCAGAGAAGAAACCTCCTTCTTCAAAACCTTAGTAATAATTTTCTTAAATATCTTTTTAAGTTGAGCAACTACAGCTTGAGCAGCGATTCCACCAGCTACAGTAACAACTGATGCTGTACCAGCCGCAACCACTGAACTAGCAATGACCTCTGGTGCTGGTATTGGAAATTCTCCAAAAAAAGGTATATTGAAAGTACCTATGGTTTCTACATTTGAAGTATTTTCTAAGTTTTTTGGGAGGTTCAGCGGTATCTCTTCTTGCTTTATACCTTGCACTTCCTCGCCTTGCTCCTTTTCTTCTTCAGAAGTTTTTGCCCGATCTTCTTCCAAACCCGACT